AATGGCACAAAGAGGTAGACCAAAAGGAAGCACAAATAAACCATATAGGCGCGTACTCGATGAATACTTACAACGCAAATATAAAGGCGAGTTCAACCCTGTTATTAATGCCATTGAGTCAGCGTTAAAGATTCAAGAGATTGCTGAGACAACGGGAGACATTGCAGACTATAAAGCTAGCGTTGATGCATTCGATAGGGTGAGTAAGTATATCCAACCCACATTAAAGGCCGTCGAGATGTCAGGCGATACAGGTGTAACAGTATCACTGCAGAGGAAACGCTTTGATGGTTTGCAAGCCGATAATAAAGAGGAAGATTAGGCACTGTATATCCGTACAGCACTGGATAAATGTCCACTGGTTATGCATACAGTACCCCCCCTTCCGAAGTGGCGCGTGTTGTGTATATATATGCACCCCTCAAAAAAAAATTTGGAGTCTTATGAAAGTAACCCCTATTCGCCCCAACATGAAAGACCCTAAAACGCCATCAGAGCCCTTTACAGGCGATTTAATAGTCATTACTATAGAAGAGGGTCAGGTTGAGGTTGCAAGCTCTCTAATCGATGAAAAAACGGTATTCTACATTGACTTGTGTAAACATATTATAATGAGAGATACTTTGGAAGGCATATATGGTGACGATTGATACGGATGAAGATGTGAGTGATGCGGTAATAGAGTTGATTCAATCCTTTGCAGATGCTTTAATAGATCAGGATGAATTGTTGATGCGTGAAGTCATGGACATGGTGCATGATAAAATGTCTGGCGAATGCGTGTGTCTTGAAGAAGAATGTATCTGTGGGAGTTGGTAATGAGTCATTTACATAAATTAGATAAAGCTACGAGGGATAGGCACTTTCCTGAATCAAATGGTGGTAAGGGTAGTAAGCCTAGAACATCTACTGCTGAGTCACGAAAGAAGTTTGCTGACAATTACGATAAGATATTTGGCAAGAAAAAATGAGCCAAATACAATACGATCTATGCCCACAGGGACAAGTTCTCCAAGACTTCTCTGACTGTCGTGCGCGTAACTCTTTCATCATGGGGCCGTTGGGTTCAGGTAAAACTGTCCAATGTATCCTCAAACTGCTCGACCTTATCTGTGAGCAAGAGCCTGTCTCTGACCCTGAACACAAGAACTACAATAAACGACTGTCTCGTGTTATTGCGGCTCGTAATACCTACTCTGAACTGTTCTCTACCACCATTAAAGACTGGTTAGAGATACATGGGGAGCTAGGTGACTTCAAACAGGGTAATAAAGAACCCCCTACGCACTTTATGAGATTTAACTTAGAAGATGGCACAGAGGTTGAGTGTGATGTCGTATTTATCGCCTTTGACCGCCCTGAACACGTTAAAAAGGCAAGGGGTATCCAATGTACTTGGGTGTGGCTAAACGAGACGAAAGAGCATTCTAAAGCCGTTTTAGACATGTTAGATTTACGTCATGGTCGTTACCCCTCACCCAAAGAAGGAATCAAGCCTACGCATCATGGAATGCTAGGTGACTCTAACGCCCCTGATGAAGATCACTGGTATTTCAAACTAGCTGAGATTGAACGACCCAAAGATTGGTCATTTTTTAGGCAGGCAGGTGGCGTGTATAAAGATGGCGAAGAGTGGAAGATAAACCCTAACGCTGAAAACTTAAAGAACCTACCTGATGGCTACTATGAGCGTGGTCTAAATGGTAAGTCTGATGACTGGATAAAGGTAAACTTAGCTAATGAATATGGATTTGTATCGAACGGTAAGCCTGTGCATCCTATGTACACTGATAGCGTTCATTGCCAACACATGGATGACTTTGAGCCATCCTTTGACTACCCTATCGTCTTAGGAATGGACTTTGGTCGTACACCTGCGTGTGCGTTTATACAACGAACTGCCATAGGCAGATGGATATGTTTCGATGAAATGGTTCTTACCGACTCTGGTGCTGTTGATTTTGCACCAACACTTAAACGATATATTGAAGAAAAGTACCCTAATCACACATTCAAAGGGTGGGGTGATCCTTCTGGCAACAATAAAAACCAAGCCAACTCGGATACACCATTCCAGATACTTCGTGCGGCAGGTGTACCATGCCAACCCACAGCCTCTAACGACCCTCTAAAGCGTAGAGCCGCCCTAGAAGTACCCATGAAAGAGATGTGCATGGATGGACAGCCACGATTCATTGTCCTACCCAAAGCATCTATGATCCGTAAGGGGCTACAAGGTGGGTTCTGCTACCGTAGAGTACAGAAGTCAGGCGAACACTACACTGACGAACCAGATAAGAATGAATACTCTCACCCTGTAGAAGCACTTGAGTACGCCCTACAAGGGGAAGGCGAAGGCCGGTCAGCACTACGCGCTACTGGCAAGTTTACTAAACCTACCCAAGCCAAGGTGAACTTTAGTGTCTTCTGAGGTCTTTGTCGCATTCACTAATGACAGACACAACTGGTGGAGTCCCTTTCTAAAAAAGGGGATTCGGCACTGTTTTATTGTAAAACCCTCTGTAAATCGCTTAATTATTTGCGGTAAGTCAACGAATGATTTCGACTTGTTCACGATTGATGCTAAAAATGGTATAATTGACGACAATTATATTCTATTAAGTTATAAGCCCAAACGGTGTAAGCGCTTTTTGTTCATGCTCAATACTTGTGTAGGGCACACAAAACAGATATTGGGGATAAGAAACCCCTTTATCTTGACACCATATCAACTGTACAAATATATGAGGAAGAACAATGGGTAGCAGACCAAAAGCACCAGAGCCAACCCCCGAAGAAATAGCCCTAGAAAAGCGCACCCTAATGGGTTTGCAACAAGAACGTGCCGCAACAGAGCGCATGTTAAAAGCACAGGCTCGCAGTAAGCTAGGCGTTAAGTCATTACTTGGCGGCATCAAACCTGATACTGGCATGAAGCAAGAAGATGTAGTGCATAGCAAAGCACCGGGTAGTAAAGACGGAATAAAGAAAAAAAGTAAAAAATCAGGATTGGAAGAAACATATTCGAAGTCAATTTTAGGTAGCATACTATGAAGATACCATCTGAACTTGGCACTATCCAAGACCTAAAAAAACGCGAAGCTAACGCTTTTAAACGCGCTACACACTGGACTGATACCCTTGATGATGCGTATGAATACTTCCTGCCTAACCGTAACTTGTTTGAGACAACAGTTGCAGGGCAGAAGAAGATGGATAAAATCTTTGACTCTACTGCGCTTGAGGCTATCCAACAAGGTGCGAGCAAGCTACAAGAAAACGTAGCTCCTATTTGGTCGCGTTGGGCTACCTTCGAGCCATCACTGCGTGTTATTAAACTGTTACAAACAGGTGAGTTTGACGTTTCAGAAGAAGACATCAGGCGTAACCTTGACGAGCAAGCAGAAGAGGTTTTTGACTATATCAACCGTTCTAACTTTGCTACACAGTTCTATGAACACGCCCTAGACCTCTTGATTGGTACAGGCACACTTCGTATTGATGAAGACGAAGATGATGATATGCCTATTGTTTTCAATGCTATCCCACAGAAGGGTATTGCGTTTGAGGAAGGTCCACAGGGAAATGTAGAGACACACTGGCGTAGATTTGAAGTCAAGGCAAAAGACCTGCCTCGCAAATGGAAAGGATTTAAAGCATCCCCATCAATGGCTAAAGTAATCAAAGACAAGCCTGACACTATGGTCAAAGCCTATGAGGGTGTTGTTTATTTGCCAAAATCTAAAACTTATTACGGTTGTTTGTGGGTGGGTAAAGAAGATACACTAAGTTGGACTGAAGATTACGGCAAGTCATCACCTTGGGTAACAGGTCGTTACTCTAAAGTAGCAGGCGAGATTCGTGGTCGCGGTCCTGCACTACAGGCACTGCCTGATGTTAAGTCGCTAAACAAAGCTAAAGAGTTTACTCTACAAAAGGCGGCAATCGACCTTGCAGGTATGTACACTGCTACTGATGATGGCGTTACAAACCCCTACAATATTAGCATAAGCCCAGGGGTTGTTATTCCAGTTGGTTCTAACAACAATGCTAACCCATCGTTAAGACGTTTAGACACTGGTGCAAACTTGCAGTTGTCGCAATTTGTTATTAACGACTTACAAA